TTTGTGTTCTTCCCCTCACTGCGGGATGACGAGGAAACACCACGAGGCCGAAAGATTTACCTGCGGCACGATATTGACATGGATCCCCGTAAGGCGGCTGAGATGGCGAAGATTGAAAAGGACTTGAATATCCGAAGCACGTATTTCATTCTTGATACGGCTGAATATTTTAAGCGGGATATTTCAGGCGAGATAGAAACGATCAAATCCTGCGGCCACGAAATCGGATGGCACAATGACGCTTTCCAACAATGGATGAAGGAGGGGCAGTCGAAACCGATCCGGCACTATATTGAAACCCCACTGCGGGAGCTACGGAAGCGGTACGGATGCAATGTGCGGGGGACATCGGCGCATTTCGTTGCCCACGAAAACGAGCATCTGTATCACAATTACAATATTTGGAGCATTAACTATAAATATCAGAACCTGATCCCGGTCGAGAAATTTAACCTTTTGGATTTCAATCTTGAATATGAAACCTACAAGGTGAACCGGAACATTTATCTTTGCGACAGTGGCAATAATTGGAATATTGATCCTTACGAGGCAGCGCTGATGTTCAAGTCGTTTACAAACTGCACAATTCAAATCCTGATACATCCCCAATGGTGGACCCCGTGATTATACTCGACCCCCGGGTACCGTGTACCGAAAGATGTAACGAATTTTGGCGGCGGTACTATAAGCCGGTTACACGGGATTTCAACTATTCCGGTGATGATCCGGCTGTCATTAATCTGACTGAGTATAAAGACACGGAAGATTATATAAGCAAAATATCCTACTCGAAGCGATACGGAGCCAAACGGGCTGTGGCGAAAGGTTATCTTGTTGAGCAGTTTAACTTTAGTTCTTTTATCGGTGATATTGTCGAGATCAACACAAGCAAAGAGGTAAGGTCCGGGGGGCCGATGCGAAAGGCGTATCTTGAAACCGTTGAACAGCGGGGCGGGTATCTGAAAGCGTTTAAGCCCCCGCCGCCGGTCTTATGCTACAAACACTCGTATATTGATTTCGGGATTTTCCGCTATGAGCCGGGGCGTATGCAGGGCGATGTTGTTGTAGATAAACGGTTGTACGGATATATAGGGCTGATTTGTTTGGGCGATTACAGTTTGTTTTCGATGATCATCGGACACGGCGATTTTCTGAAAGACGACATAATGCCGTTACTGGCTATCGAGGTCATCCGGTATTTGAAAGAAAACACCGAGGCGAAATACCTGGAATACGGGCAGGAGAAATCCGGGGCCGTAGGGTTGCAGATGTGGAAAAAAATGATGTTATTCAAACCAACAAAACTGATATGGACGATAGGGAAGGAGCCGGAACTGCCGACCTGAAAATCATCAGGGGGTTCCCTACGGCGATTTTAATTGGACACAGGACGACAGGCGGGTCTGGTCAATCTACGACAAACTGAAATCCCTTGCTAATAAATACCTGTTGATCGGCTATTGCGCAGAAAGCAACATTGTGTTGCCGCCGGGCATCAGTATTAAGCGCTCTGATTATCGTGGCGGAACTTTCTGGCACCTGACAACGATATAAATACAACGGCTGTTCTTTTATTCCGTGTCTTTCATTCGACCTCTTGCGACCCCGTTACCGTTGGCGGGGTTTTTTAATTTCCCCGTTTTATATAAAAATACAACATTGTTGGTATAAAAATACAACATTGTTGGTATAAAAAGCCATTAAAGTATATTATTTTTGTCCCTACCAATTCGTAGCGGATGCGTTTTTCGTTTGAATTTACCAGGAACAGGGAAAAAAGATCAGCAGATTTCCCTGAAAGCAATATAAATAATTTCGTGAAATGGCTTGCCTCCGGCGTATGGGGCAAGAAAACATCATCCGGCGAGGCGGTGGATGAAGAATCGGCGCTTAAATTTTCCGCTGTCTGGGCTTGTGTCCGTATCCTATCAGAAACCATCGCATCGTTGCCGCTTCACGTTTACAAGGTAAGCGCTAACGGCGATAAAAACATAAACGTATCCCATCCTATTTACCGGCTATTGCATGACGAGCCGAACCCCCTGATGACATCCTTTGTTTACCGTGAAACGCTGATGGCGCATCTTTGCCTTTGGGGGAATCACTATTCCGAAATTATCCGTAACGGCACTTACGATATAAAGCAACTGAACATAATCAAGCCGCAGGATGTTGAAGTACAGATAAATAATAAGAACGAGTTAAAATACAAAGTCAAAGAAACCGGCAAAAAGGAACGCTTTATTGATGCCGATGATATTTTGCATATTCCCGGACTTTCATTTAACGGGTTGATGGGGAAATCGCCGATTGATGTTGCAGCCGAAAATATCGGCTTAGGGCTGGGGTTGCAGCGGTTCGGTGCAGAGTTTTTTGCCAACGGCGCTTCGCTGTCGGCTACCGTGAAACACCCCGGCAAGTTATCTAAGACCGCCTACGACAACCTGGTAAAGTCGCTGAACGAGAAACATACAGGCGAGGGCAACCGGCACAAGATCCAGATTTTGGAAGAGGGGATGGAATGGGTGAACCAGGTGATGCCGTTGGAGGCAGCGCAGTTTATTCTTTCCCGCCGGTTCCAGCTAAACGAAATAGCCCGTATTTTCCGTGTCCCGCCGCATATGTTGGCCGATCTGGAACGCTCGACAAATAACAATATAGAACACCAAGGGATCGAGTTTGTACAGCATACTATTCTGCCCTGGTGCGTAAGGATTGAACAGGAATTTAACCGGAAACTTTTTACCGAAGTTGAAAAAAGGCGGGGCGATGCCTATGTAAAATTCAATCTTATGGGGTTGCTCCGGGGTGATGCCGCAAGCCGGGCGCAATATTATACTCCGTTGTTTAATATCGGGGTATTTAGCCAAAACGAAATCCGGGCGCTGGAAGATATGAACAGCATTGGGCCGGAAGGCGATAAACATTTTGTTCAGGTAAACGTAACCCCGGTTGATCAGGTAGGACAAAACAATCCAAAACAGTAAAAGATATGGCAAAGAAAAAGACAGCACCCGATTTTGAGGAAAGGGTAATCCATTCAGAGATCGAACTAAGGGTGGATGGCGATACAAAACAAAAATTCATTGACGGCACGATAAAGGTAAACAGCTATTCCGAGGATTTGGGGGGCTTCAAAGAGATCATCCTGCCCGGAGCGTTTGCCCCGATACTCAAAGATGACATCCGGGGGTTGTTCAACCATAACCCCGACCTGATCCTGGGGCGCACAAAGGCAAATACCCTTTCGCTTAATGTCAATGGCGATGGGCATCTTTTATATACAATCGAACTGCCTGAAACCACCTATGCAAACGACCTTGCGGAATCGGTCAAGCGGGGCGATGTTACCGGGACATCATTTGCTTTCAGGGTCGGCAAACAGAACTGGATCGAGGAAGGCAACAATCCTATTATCCGGCAAATAGTGGAGTTCAAAGAGTTCAGGGACATATCGCCGGTAGTTTACCCTGCCTATCCCGATAATAGCGTAGCGGTAACGCTCCGGGCGCTTTATGAAGCAGAACATCCCGAACCGGAACCCGCCGAGCCGGATGCCTTCCCGGTCCGTGAGAACTGCAAAAGGAAATTAAGACTGATTGAAATACAAAAATAATGGCCTTGACAACAGGGCAAATTTATGTTAAACCAAAACGCAAAGTAAGATGAAAAAGAAAGAGTTGTTAGAGAAGCGTGGCGGCCTGATCCATGATATGAAAGAAATCCAAGTCAAGGCCGAAACAGAGAAGCGGGAGATGACCAAAGAGGACCTCGAACGCTGGAATAAACTCGATGATGAGCAGGAAGGACTGCGCAAGCAGTTGGAGGTCATCGAGAAACACGAGGCACTGGACAAGGAGAACGAAACCCGTATCAACCTGAACCCGGAAGCTACTGAAACAGCAGAAAAGAAACGGGAAAAAGAAAACCGGGCGCTGCGGGATTATTTGCTGAATGGCGAGAATATGAGCGCCGACAGCCGGAAAATCTTTGCTCAGCGTAGTGATCAGACCACTACGACCTCCGCCGGCGGTTATCTTGTGCCGGTGGGATTTCAGGCCGAACTTGAAAAGGCGATGTTAGACTATGTACCGATGTGGAACTTTGCCAGGGTCATCCGCACCACTTCCGGTAACGATCTTGACTGGCCGATGGTAAACGATACCGGCAACATTGGTGAGATTCTTGGCGAAGCCGGTGCCAATACCTACGCTGCGCAGGCCATTACCCTCGGGCAGAAAGTCCTGAAAGCATACAAGTTTACATCGAAAGTTGTAACGGTATCGCAGGAACTTTTGCAGGATTCCTACCTGCCGATTGATACGCTTGTAGCAGAACTGCTTGCCGAACGGCTTGGCCGGGTGCTGGCATATTACTTTACCGTTGGCTCCGGGTCGAGCCAGCCGGAAGGATGTGCCAACTCGTCTATCGTTTACGACAGCGGTTATAATGCCCTGATCGCCGGTATTACCTACGATGACATTATCAAGCTGATACATTCTGTTGATGCAAGTTACCGCAAAAACGGTACGTTTATGTTTAAGGATTCGGTCCTGAAATCGCTCCGGCTTTTGAAAGGGACCGATACCGATCTTCCACTGTGGCAACCGAGCTTGCAGCTTGGTATCCCCGATAATATCCTGGGATATAAGTATATCGTAAATTCGGACATGCCTACCTATGGCGCCGGTAATATCATCATGGTTTTCGGTGATTTCTCAAAGTTCATCATCCGTATTGCCCGTGATATTACCTTGCTCCGGCTGAACGAGCTTTATGCCGCTAACCTTACCGTGGGATTTATTTCGTTCATGCGGGCTTCGAGCCACCTGCTTAATGCAGGAACGAACCCGATCAAATATTTACACTGCGGTACTACTTAATTTTAACTGATCGAAAGGGGCAAGGGATGGGCGTTTGTAACTCATCCCGCCCCCTTTTACAAAACCCCCTAAGATATGGTAAAGATAAAAACATTGATGGGCATATCCGGGTCTAACTTTCTGCGGAAAGGGGCTATTTTGGATTTGCCGGAAGAAAAAGCGAAGGCATGGGTTGAAGGCGGGTATGCCGAATACCTTACCGACAAGCGACCGGTAGCGAAGCCGGTCAAGAGATCATCGGGATCGGAACAGGCGATAACGCTGGATCAGACCGAGCGTGCCATAACGGACACCAATCAGGAGATAGCCGGAGAGCCGATGGCGCATCCAGTCGAGGCCCCGACAGATGCTCATCCGTTGGCGAAGATATTAAAAAAACGAGGGAGGAAACCTAAGTAATGGGATTCGTATTGATAACAGCACCGGCAACCGAGCCGGTAACTTTAGCCGAGGCGAAGCTGCAACTGAAAGTTGAAACAGCCGATACTGCCGATGACAACCTGATAACGTCATTGATCACGGCAGCAAGGATGGTTGCTGAGGAATATACATGGCGGCCGTTAATTACCCAGACCTGGGAACTTCGGCTGG